ATCACCACGGTACAAGATCAAGTCACCGGTAGCAAAGTATGTATTTGCATCCGTAATTGCAATTGTATCGTTAGTATTGGATACACCAGTATTAGAATTAATTGCTACAGAGAAGTAAGCGGCTACATTTGTTGTTGGCGCATAACCTGTTGGTGTGCTATATTGAAACTCTTTAAAGTCATTTCGATCGACACGGCTGCTAACTACACCTTCAGGTGTGGTCTGCTGCATAAGGGTCCAATATTTATCGTCAATAAGCTCTCCATCTTCCTTATTCAAGAACTTAGCGTAGACCTTGATATCGGTCTGATAAGGCTTATAGGCCGACAGATATACTTGCAAGTCTTCCGCATCTTGTCCTTCTGCAAGGACCACTCTCTTTGAAATATACTTTGCGGCAGTGTTGCCACCCGTAGGTAAATCTTCATTTGCAAGCGATGCATTGTTGCTTACATTGTTTTCAATAACTAGCATGTCAGATTTAATATCATCAAATACTGGAGTAACCCTATCTGTATCTGTAGATACGTTGATAGATACCTGCATGGTCTTGCCTGTACCATTTTGTAACTCTATAGATCTAGACTTTACGTTTCGATCCTTGTCAGTAAAGAATGTCTCAATGTCTGAACCTACAGTTGTGAATGAGCTATCAAGTGCAGAATCATATCCCTTAATCTTGATCTGAGCTGTAGAACCATTCGGCACAATGTAAGAAAACTGCGGAATGACTACGCTATAGTCAACACTATCGACTGATACCAAATTAGCTCGAGCTCTTGATGTAGCACCAATTAGAAGAGCATTGGCCACTACTGCTGTTGTAAAGTTAGAGATTGCATTTGCGGTGCTTTGCTCTAGATGTATTAGATTGGAGTCAGAATTCCAGCGAAGCAAAGAACCTGTAAGTTGTCCGTTGGCCTTTAGAACACCAATAGAACCATTGGATTCTCCAAATGACAACGGTGCATTGAGTGTAATCTGATTAGCATTAGGTATGCCTGTAATTTGTCTAATATCAGTTAACTGTCCATTTTCAGAAGAAATATACACCAATGAATTTGTAGCAAACAACAATTGGGTATTTGTTCCAGTTGCAACAGCATTAATTGTATTGCTGGTAGTATTTCCAATAACGTTAGCAGAGACACCAACTACACCATTAGAGACGTAGACGGTCTCACCCGGTAGGAATGTTCCCAAGAAGTTATTAGCTGTCATGTACTCAGTGTTGCTATTGGTGTAAACAATTGTTCCTGAGGACTTGATATATCTGTGGCGATTGATAGCAAACTTAATATCTTCTTTCTGGAAAGGTGTCCAGACTCTATTTGTAGAAGAGGTGAAAAGCACACCTGTAGAATTATTCACAAATATAGGAGTATTTGTAGTAATATCAGTTCCACTGAGCTCTGCACACCAGATATTATAACCATCGTTGCTTCCGATTGGCATCACGATAAAGCAATATTCATCACCAGACTTCAAAAATACTGGCGTATCAAATGTAAATCTGGTTGGAGAAGTTGCATCACTGCTTGTGTTAATTTCATTTGCATTGAGCACCTTTCTACCAAAAGGAACAATCTTGAGAGTTGGAAAGCCATTTTCCATTTCTCTGATTTGAACTTCAACACCCAAGTCAGCATGAGCAGTGCTGAAGTAAAGATCAATGCTATCAATGTAAACGCCGCTATTCTCTCCACCATCTGCAATCAAGAAAGACTGTGCAATAGGATCTCTAGCAGGTGCCCTGGGCGTTGGTGGTCGTATAACAGGAGGAGTTACTGGTCTTGGTGCTGGAATTGACACACTGCTTGTCATAGTAGAGACAAGCCTTGAAGATATAGTTGTATTTGTTACTGTAGTTGAATTAATAGCTATCTGTGGAGTTCTAGTAGCTAGCTTATGTCTGGCCTTAGTGATAGCAATATTGCTAGCAATATAAGTTGATGCGGCCTGAGTAGTGATAGAGTCTTCTTGAGTGACAATAGATGCAACGTCAACAAGCCTGAATACTCTTTCACCAACCTTGAATGTTTGTGCAGGTATAGCAAAAGTACCATATACAAAGCCTGCAGAATCACTGCGAAGCTCGTCACCTAAATCACCTGTTGCAACATATGAAGAGTCAGTAGGCGTGCAGTGTTGCGATACTGCTTGTCCATCGAAGAATGCGTACACAATTGTATTAGGCTTGAGTCCGGAAGCCTTAAACTTAATTAGCTTTGATCTAATGAACTGCTGGATTGATACATCCTGGACTACTTCACCATAGTCAAACGTGTTGTTCAGCGTGATTGCGCTGAAGTCAAGCTCATTTCTTCCTGTAGTAGTAGATGTTGTAGCAAAAACGTCTCTAGTAGTTGTCGTTGTAATACCAGACGCTTGAGTACCAGTTGTAGTAGATGCACTTCTTACACTTTGCACTGTTGAAGTGCTAATGATTCTTTCTGGTGAAATAATGCTTGGGAGAGCATTTGTAAGATCAGTAATACCGGATAAGTCAATGCTTCCAACTATGTCCGGATTTCTATCAATGTCAGGTTGAGCATCACCACCTGGAGTCAGATCAATATTACCATTCCATGTATAGATAATGTTCTCTACACAGTTTCTTGTCTTCGATGCAAATAATTGTTCGATATAAGGAGTGGTATTAGATTCTAAATGGATAAGGCTACCTGTCTTAACTACATTAGAACTCAATGCAGCATCATAGTCTAGATCAATATATGTCCTAGTAATGGTCGGAGCTAGCTCTTGCATCTTGATGTCAATAGCAGCCTTGTATTCTGGATTCTTTGTATCAGAAACAGCAAAGCCCTTAAATGGATCCACAATGAAACCATTCTTAAATCTTTCTAGACCTGCATCATCCTTAATGATTAGTGTCTTTGCTGATGTCTCAAGCAATGATAGTGAGGTGTAGTATTCTAGTCTTGCTACTTTCTTATCAATTACACCAATATCCTTCATTGTATAGCGGCGATACTGCTGTAGATCTAGAGATACACCATATTCTGGGCGGTTAAAGATTCTGACGTCATTTTGTGACAAAGAAGGATAAGGAGGAACAGTTGCAGTACCCAGGGTCATTGCCCCATCAAGGTCTCTGGGAGAGACTGGGCTAATTGAAGGTGCACCCTCTGTTATATTAATCTTTCCTTCAGAAGATAATGACACCTTATCTTTTCTGCCGAGATAGTAACTAAATGCAGTTTCCATGCTTTCATCAGCAACAGGAGTGTAGGCTCCATAGATTGGATCAATTAGAGGTGTAACCGTTGAGGAAGGATTGATAGAAGCGCCTGCAGCAGTGGTGCTGCTGGTTGCTGTATTGGAAGAGTATTGTCTAAAGTCAAGAGAGTCTCTAAGATCGTATACTGATCCTGTCTCTGATGTATACAGCGGTATATCAGCTGTTTGAATGGCTGAAGTATTGGCGGTATTTACATCATCAATTGGATATGACATTACAGAGAAATAACCGACACCAGAAGATGTATCAATTGTGAAATGATCAAGTTCAATAGTCAGAATGTCATTTGCACCGATTGTGTGAGATGACCCTGTCTTGATCTGTATAGAAGACAATCCATAATGTGATGCTCTTTGTCCACTATCAAGAACAAATTGCGAAGTTTTATTTGAATCTGATGTTGTACCTGTTGTGCCCTGATACACATTTCTGATCTTATGTACATCAGGAAGTCCAAGAGACCATGGTCCTCTGGTAGTATTTGGGTGTGTATTGGCCTGGATCTTTACAAAGCGATTCTTGTTAATTTGCTTTGAAGCATGCACGGCACCTTCACGCAAGGTGTCAAATGCCACATACCCTGTAAAGCCTGCAGCAACGGTTGTACCAATATTGATTGTTGCACTAGTACCATCGGAAGCTACATTAATATAAGCTGCATCATCTTTCTGGAAACTGATGGGAACTCCAGCAGGGAATCTGCGTGCAATGGATGCAGCTGTATTGGTGAATGAAGAGGAAGAGTTAATTGTTAATGCTTTGGTGTTTGCAATAGAAGTTACTCTTCGAATGTTCGTATTTGATACTGTACCATCAGAAAAGATGATATAGTCCCCAACAGCAACAGTAGAAGTAAATGCAGATGCAGAAGTAATAAGCGTGCAACCACTGGTAACACCTACAGTAGCACCAAGTGAAGCTCCATTCACAGAAGTATTGGGTACTACAATAAATCTTGATTCATTATCTTCAGATAGAGATCCGCGTGGGAAGATAGTATCCGTGCCACCTGGGTGTGAAGTTGGCGCACTGAGAGTAGCAACACCATCAGTACCAAATGATAGATCAGTTGCCGTTCTATAGATAAACGACATTACAGCCGTATTAACAGCCTTTACAGCAGAACTACCCAAGCTAAACACGAGGTCTGGTGAACCAGTTTCTCTTAATACAGCAAGCCCGCCGTCAAGAACTGCATCTGCATATGCAGGAACACTGCTTGCATTAAGTGCATAAATCGACCTTACATCTTCAAATGCTAGTCCTGCTTCATTAATGACTATATCAAATAGATATAACTTATAAACAGCATCTGGTGTACCAGGAATTCCACTGTAATATTCAATGCCGCGAACCTTTGCAGTACCTATCTGATTACCAGGTGGTTGCTTCAGCGGCAGTGCACCTACAACAGGGCTGTAGTCTCCGCTTGTGAGAGTAGTTCCTGCTGCGCTACGCAATGAAACTTCATCTAAATTTCTGAAATCCAGAGGACCTGCAACTTCATTTACAAATACATAGTTGCCATAGTTTGCAGTAACAATCTGATTGGGGAAGTACACAGTATCCGTGCCCTTCCTCATTGTTACTCTATTCTTGTCTGCAAATTCTACTCTATAGCCGTATACGTAGCCCAGACCCTTATCAACTTCTAGTACTAGATTATTTGCATTTGTAGTATTAGAAGTAACAGTGAGTTCAAATGGGTCAATAATATAGTTACCAGACTCTTCGTATGTACGCTTGGCCATCTCGGCGCCAATCTTAGCATACTGTGGATTAGTAAAGATGGTAACTGGATTGCCATCCTTAAAATTGATAATTGAGAAGAAGTCGGTTGTAGTTGATGTGTCTTCTGTAGTTTTTACTGCTAGATTTGCAATAAGCTTAAGACGATTTGCACCAGGAGCATTGAAGTTAGTCGAACCTAGTGCGTTGTCATATAGAGATGCATCGGCATCGGCAGTAACAATCTGTTCTGTCATTACAAAGCCAACTGACAAATTGTCAGGTGCAGTATTGTACTTGGAAACTATGAGGGTCTGAGGATCTACTCTTACAAAGAAGCCATTCTTAAAAATTGTACCTTCGGATATAGACACTGCATAGCCATTTCCTACTGGATCAAATCCAGATGTGGCTACACTCACTGATTGTATTAGTGTGTTTTCTGACGTTCTAATTGTCAGCGCTTCACCTGCGTCAAATGTCTTTTGCTGAACACCATTTGCATATGTGGCTGAATTAAGATATCTTACAAAGATTGTATTGAGGTCTGGGTCGTTTGTCTCAAAGCCTACAACACCATTGACGATAACTGCTTGCAAGTTTGCCGCTGATACTACCTTATTGCCAATGAAGTCCGTAACAGTATATGCGGCTCCATTGGCATTAGTATCTTGCAGTTTTACGTACTGGTATTGTGAGTCAAAGTTTATTGTGCACCCCTCGACAATCGACCCATCTTTAAAGATGTGGTTGCCAAACTTCTCTAATTGATCCTGCAGAATAGTCTGCATTTGAGTAAGCTCGCGAGCTTGTACAGCAACGGCGGGCTTAAACAAAATTCTATAAAAGTTAGCATTTGCGTTATAGTCGTCAAAGTATGGAGCGGCATTAAAGCTAGTCTCTAAAGTCATACGGTCGATCCTCTGGTTCCAATTTTTTAGAACTTTATTACCAATTTAATTTCTTCAGTAGATCCTTGACTTCTATCAATGACTGTATTTGAAGATTCAGTGTATATAATCTTACCAGACTCTCTTATAAGATCCGGCAGTGTGATTCCTATGCATACCGCAGTAGCACCTGAGTTAGCGCCAGTTAGCTGATTGCTGCCAGTGGAAAACTGATTAAGCTTAGACATGTCGTATGTAATAAGCACAGAGTACACATTGGCAATGTCAGCATTTGCGGATATGCTATTTATCCTATTCCCTACAGAGAACTGTTGTGTGTTTGAAACCCCTGTAAGTTTCACATATGTAGAGTTTGCAAACACAGCAGTGCCTACAGCTCCAGTTGTTCCATTGGTAATTACGTCACCAATCAAGAACGGATTTATAGAAACTGGGGTCAAAGCAAGATCAAGATCTGAAGTGCCACTCAATACTCTTGCTTTAGCATTAGTAGTACTTTGAGTTATTACTTCAAAATTTGTAAACGCGGAAGTATTAGACCCAAGGGTCAACCTTCCAGTTTGATTAAATTTAGAACCAAAAGATGTAGTAACATTTCTTGTTCCGGATTTAATAGAAATAGCATTGACCACAGCCTTTGCTTCTGTATTAGGTGATGTCAGCGCCAATCCATTTGCAAATCTTCCAACTATATTTGATACCTGAATTGTAGTGTTGTTACCACCTACAACTACAGCTGTTGCACCAGTATTTTCTTGACTAATTATGTCACCGGTCGTAAATCTTAATATTGAAGCAACAGAAACGTTTGCCGACGCACCGGAAGCATATCCTTCAATCTTTAGTGTATTGTTTGTAGATTGAATAAAACTACCTAGCGTACCATTGAGTGTGATCGATGTACTATTTCCAAATACAACCACTCCAGCAGCATTTGTAGATTGTTGTACTACTACTTCTCCATTGGTCCATGTGCCAGATGTATTCAGCAAAGTCAGATTTACAACATTAAAGTCCTGTAGAGTCAGTGCAGCATTTGCAAAATATGGATCTTTAATTATACCTGTCTTTCTGAATGAAACATCAGTCGGCAAGAAATAAGACTCATTAACTAGTGTATCAAACTTAGTAGTTATGGCCGCATATCTAGCGCCAAGTTCTACTACAGGATCTGCACCGTGACCTAAGAGCGGAGATATAGAAGCTGTTACAGAAGCACCATTACCAAAATCAGTATTGGCATATATCTCTATAGTAGCTTCTGTATAGTTGTTACCTGGATTTATAATGGTTATACCAGATATTGCGTTAGCAGTTCCGTTAGACGTATCAACTTCTGCTACTGCTAATGCTCCCTGTCCATCACCTGTTATCCTTACTGTAGGTCCAATTTCATAATCCATTGTTCCGGATATCAAATTAACAACATCACTTAAAATTGCGTTTCCTGTAGGTGTATCTGACGTATCAGTAAACGAGACTGGGAATCCAATGGAGAATTGACCATTAGGATTTGTTACTGTAACGCTTGGTGCCTGAATAACTTCATCAATATTAGCACGCTGCAATGAAGTCAAACCCCTGACTTTTTGACCAGTGGTCCAAGAACCTTGCGCACCCGATATCATTAGAACAGAGTTGTTAGTAAATGATACAGTTCCGTTAGCACCAAGAGCAGTATTGGATGCATCGACCGCTTGAACCCTTTCACCAATAACAAACGATACCCCACCAAGAGTAAGGTTTGAGATAGAAAACTGTCTAAAGTCAATCGTAGAATTTGAAATTACACCAGATGCAGAGGAAACACTTATTGTAAGTGGTTCTGTTGCTGTCGACAGCTTAAATGTATTTGCACCGGATTCGGTAGTGATAAACGGAATATCAACCACTATCGATGTTGAGTTGGAAAAAGAAACTCTTCTTATGTTATTGTTAGCATTCTGGCCAACTCTAATATAGCTATTAATTGGAAAATCGGTAGCAAAATCCGTTGTTCCCGTGGAAGAATTTGCAGCTATAATATTTCGAGGCAATATTCTACCTGTGGCAGTTTGACCTTGAATAGAGTGTCCCGTTTCAGTAGGACCTTTAGTCAGAGCTATTCTATTTGCAGAAACTGTATTTGCAGTTAGAGAGAAAGCAACGTGTGTATCATTTGCAAACTGAATATAGTATTGTGAACCACCTACAAGCCCGCCAATTGTTGTATTACCAGTGGCTACAGAATATCTTACAATGTCGTTTTGTCTTAGGAATATTGCGGAGGCTAATTCAACAACGTTGTTACTTCCAGCACCAGTTCCTGCGGTAACAGCTGTATTAGCATTGAATGTTTGGGCAACAGGTGAAGAAACGGTAACTGTTGGCTCGGTAAGATAACCACTTCCATTGCTAGATATTAGAACAGCTGTTATTTTACCAGATGAATTGGCCGAAGCATTTGCAACACCGCCGGCGCCTGTATTGCTTCCAATAGTGATTGTAGCATTTGCTGTGTATCCCGAGCCCGATGTAAGGAGCAATGTGCTGAACAGAGACGAGTTTGTACTAATATTTACTTTCTTGTCTGCGCTGCTTGAGATGAGCGCACCAGTATCACTAGTATCTCTTATAGGGAGTCTTGCACCAAACTCTACACTGCTTATGTATCGTGATACTTTGAGTGTGCTATTATTTGCAGCTAAAACTAACCCCTCAACACCAGAATCTGTCTGCTTTACATTTGCACCAAAGCTAAAGTAACCAACAGTATTGGATGTTGCAATTGTATCTACAGTCTGTTTTATTATCTCACCGACCGATCCGCCGTCCGTTACAAATGTAGTATTAGCTAAATCAAATCTAGTGTATACGTCTATGTCTGCTACTGTTACAGTTTTGGCTACACCATTATAACCGGTTATCTCTCTAATTTGTCCTGCGCCATATCCAGACTTTAGATAAATTGATGATCTATTATAGTAACCATTTACAGACGATGAAGTATTGCTGATTTTAATTGTGTTTCTGTTGATGATAGCCTGGATCTGGCCTGTCTCATATGCATTATATCCAATGCCACCATTAGCTATATTGATGACGTCGATTGTACCAGGAACAGCGGCAGCTTGAACTTCTGTATTTACAGTTACAGGGATAAAGCTAGATGAAGTAAACTTAGTATTTGCTGCTGCATCTACCGTATACATGTACTTCCAAACATACCCATCGCTGGTTTCAAAAGTACCATCAGTCAATACCAGCGATGGCATAACTGTAGAATTAGCTTCATTATTATTGTATATACACTTGTATACACCATAAGAAGGTGTAGTCAGAACATAGAAATCTTTAGAGTAAAGACTTGCATCGTCTTGGTCATATTGATCATATACAGTATTTGCAGCCCAAACCTTTTTGGGAATTGCATATGATATATCACCATTAGCAATAAGCTTGCCAAAGATGAGCTCATTGTAAGTATTGAGTTCTACCTGAGATACTGAAGTATTGACTGCTATAACTGCAGTCTCATCTTCAGAACCATTTCCTGCCAACCAAGGATTTGGTCGAGCTGCAAATAAGTAATAAGCTCCATTGGAGTGTCTGACACTTTCAATGAAGGTGTTTACCTGATCAATATAATGATTGATGGTTAGCAGTGATGTCATATTTTTATTAGCCTGTTCTTACGCCGTGGCTGTTATTTGAGAGTAAACTACAGTAGACTGATCACTTGTGTATGTATCTTGTAATCTAAATCTACCGAATAAAGCTTTACCCGATGGGTGTACTAGGTTTCGGACTAGTTGTTCATAAGAGCTAAGCATTCGTTGAGCAATAATTTCGTATGAAAAGTCTTGATAATAGTAACTATCTTGAATCTTCATTTCATCACTTGCAAAGCTTTTCCTGTTCATCCATCGTCCTTCACCCTTACCAAATGAGTAGATAATAGATGTTCCATTAACTACAGTTTGATTATTGCTAAATGATAGGTTAACAGATTCACCTGGCAAGTAACCATAACCAGAGTTTATAACTTCTACTGAGGTAACAATTCCGTTGCCGCCTACAATTCTTGAGTCTACTACTGCATTGTGGCCTTTAATGCGACCAAATGTATCTGTAATATTTAGTCCCGCTATGGCTGGCTCTATAATATCAATGTGTGGTCTAGTAACAAAATTTGAACCTGGGTTGATACGAGATAGGAATGCTATTGTTCCAACTTCCAGTGTAGTAAATGTAAGTCCGTCCGTGAGAATCGTATCTAAGTTCGAGTCCGTTAAACCTAATTTAGGCAATCCCCAATCAGTTAGTCGAGTAACAGATGAGATAGTAGCACTACCGGTAGCTGACAAGTTGGTCAGTGTTTTTGTAGGAACAAAATAACTATTAGAATCAACTCTGATTACCGATGGACTTGAAGATACTATTGTACCATTACCGCTTATAGTTTGTTTTTCAGGAGTCACGGAAAGTTGAATTACAGATGATGAAATGTTGCTTACCAGAATAGTGCCAACAACAATATTAGCATTATCTAAAGAGCTATCAGTTGATGAAACACACCAGACATGTGTACCATCACTCTTATAAACATATAAATCTGATATACCTACAGATGAGTTTGATAAAGACTCGCCGTTGCTTATTGTATTTGAACCTACGTAAGCACACTCAAGTTGTAGGCTATTTGCAGTGCTAGACACATCATCGCCAACACCAAAAGTACCAGTTACTGACGTAACTGCTATATCAAATGTATTGGTTTGTGACTCCAATGGAACACTCAAATAATCTCCAACGTTTTCAACTACAATATCAACAAACTCACGATTATTGAGTCCACCTACTCTAAACGAAGCTCCGGTTCCAGTTCCACCAGATACACGAGTAACAGTAGCAGATCCAGTGGATGACGTTACGGATCCACCCTCTGTAAAGGATAGAGATGGGCTGAAGTCTATGATTTGAATAAAAGAACTATTAGCAAATGTTATTGTGCCGTTTGCATTTGTAGTGGAATCTACTATACTATCTTGTGTGGCAAAGTAACCTACAGGTGAATCAATAAGCAAATTGATTGTTGGCTCTACGGTCACTATTGCATTAGTAGAGTATCCGGTGCCACCATCAAGCAAAAGAAAGTTTAATGCGCCAGTTGATTCATCAATAACTGATACAACTTTTGCCTGGCCCTGAATACCAGATCCTGTAATATCAAGTATGTCTCCGACACTATATCCAGAGCCACCCTGTGATATTGCAATACCCGATAAAGAACCAGTTATAATTGGAGCATTGGCAGCAGTTATGGCGGTGCCATTAGTTTGATAGATTTTATAGCCCTGTAAGAATTTTCCACGAATATCATCTAACTCTAATATGTTTACTGTTCTACCATTAATGATCTTTTTGGAAAAGCTATTCACAATAGCAGTTCCTGCACGACCGGAAGTTTGTATCTCCGTGCCTACAATCTTTGGTAGATTTGAGTTAAACGTGACCTCAATATATGTAGGAATTTTCCAAGTATTGTCAGATGGCTTAAAGATATATTCATTAGGCAAATAAATCTCTATATCTTCACCAAATACAAATCTAAAGAGCAACTCATGAGCTCTCTTTGTTCCTTTGGATCTATACAAATCTAAAATATGTTTAATTAAAAATCTTTTATCTACGATTGCTGCTTCAGGTAAATTAGCAATTAACTCAGATGCAAAATACTTTACAAACTCTTGTAAAGTTTCATCAATATCATTATAGTCAAGAAGAGATCTTGCATGCCCAACGGCCTGGTTGGATTGCTCTAACCATTCATAATAGGCCTTTACAAATGCTATGAAGTTAGGTCCCTCAGCTTTATAGAACTGAGGGAACTGTTGCGGTATAAATGGGGATACGTATCTCTCAATGGTTGACATTAAGACTGCCTTACCGTGACTTGAATTGATTCTACTTCTATGGCTAATATGTCATTTTGTGTTGCTGTCACATCTTCCGACACTGGCTTTGCAAAGAATTCTATGCCATCCTTTCCTATAAAATCGGAAATTACAATTGAATTCAATGAGGCCGTCCCAGTACTATAGTTAATAGATCCGACTTCCGTATACGTTATAGACCCAGATACAGTCAAGTCCTTTAGATATAGTTTAGAAGAACTGTTTATTACCTTAATCTCATTTCCTAGTTGCACGGTAGTAAACGTATTATTATTTGGGTTGAAGTCGGTATATTGATACTTCCTTCCATTGGAAGTAAACTCACTGCTATAGAACGACCCAGGAATAATAGCATTTCTGAATTGGGCAGTAGGGAATGTAATCGAATTAAGCTGAAGTCGGGCTAACTTCTTGAGAGTAATTTCTGTTTGATTGCTAGATATAGAAAGATGAGAATTATCTATTGCTGCTTCTAGCTTAGATGACTTATATTCAATATTGAATGCATTTAGTTGTGTTTCATTAAAGGACTCTATGGCCTGCTTCACTGCAGCTGAAATATCACTCGGTGTGCTTTGAGTCTTACTTTGCTGATACTTTACAACAGTCACAGGTATAATATACAGATAATCACTATCAATGATTACTGGCTGTATGCCGAGAGGACATCTATCTTTCATAAATGTTTCAATGCTAGTCTTTTCAGTGCTTGATAATCTCTCGCCCGAATAAGTCAGCGGAGTTATGAAAACTTTGCCATACTGCGGGCTTCCCAATATTGTTTCACCGCCATATACATAAGCATCCTTGACGTCAGAAAACTCTTGAACTATGAGAGTAGAATAATCAGAGATGGTTATTGCTCTCTGTTGGGTCTGATAGGCTCTGGGAGCTCTAAATCTTATTTCCTCTAGCGTCTCTGCACTGCCACCACCAAAACCAACCTGGGCTACATTGATTGTTGGTATAATAGCATTGGTATATCCGTTATATGTTCCTAGGTTATCATTCAATACAAAGTTTGTAGTGCCATTGCCCTTGGTACCTACAGTAATTCTATAGGTAGCCACAAGAGTAGATCCATCCTTAGGAATACGTCCAAATGTTCCATCACCAAAAGCTACTTCATATTTTAGATCATCTGTTGCTTGTATGAAATATGAATTGGAACTTGCATCAAGCCCAAACAGCGTCGTTGCTCTAGAAAATAAAGTATTTGTCTGGCCATTGTCTTCACTTACCAAGACCGATATAGAACTGGTGTCAATAGTTTTATTGGACAAAATGAATCTTTGGTTCTCTATTGCATAGTCCATTACAAAGGTATCTGTAATAACGGATCCTTCATAAACTGGCAATGAGTTGACTGTAAAGGCACCATTCGAAGGATACAATACTATAGATTCGCCAGTAATAAACGTGAACGATCCATTGGAATTTTTGCCAGTAAATTTAGTGTTTACAGGTATTGTAAACGAACTCAACCCCGACTGAGGAAATCTAAGATCCAAAAAACTTACGGCTGATTTGGCTGATCTGGGGGTGTAATTTAGCGCCTTGGCAATTGATACAGCAGAGTTACGAAGCTGTGCTGAGTCTAAGAACATCTCAGACGCCACCATATTCAAATAGAATGCATTGAGATGTGAGTTATAAGTCAAGATGTCAAGAAGCACGGACATATTAGATCCGTCAAAGTCATAGTCAGAAAACTGAGCTTGACCCCTCAGATATGTCTTGAGCTGATTTTTTAAAGTATCAAAATCTAAACTCACTAGGCTGATAGAATTATTTGCCATTATCGTACTCTTCTCAAGATGACGTCAACGCTTTGTAATTGCATGTTATTTATGAGAAAAAATGTAATGTCTATTCTAATAGCATTATCTTGATTAGACGGTGAGACTGTAACATCAACTAGATTGGCCCGCGGCTCGTTATTAGTAATAGTTCGGGTAATGCTGTCGACAATATCATTTTCCAAAAATGCATCATCCGGCTCAAATAAGGATCTGTAAACAGATGAACCTATATTGGGCTGAAAAAGTCTCTCGCCATAGTTAGTGAGTACTAGATTTCTGATAGACTGTTTAACCGCCTTATCACTTTTAGATCTTGACAAGTCCTTGGTAATAGGATGGGGCGTAAAGTCATCAAGAAAGTCAGAAAATAAATCTGGTATCTTGTCGAGTTGCGTATATCTATCTGCTCTGGTGGTCATGTCATTTACTTTCTTTAGTCGTTCAGTCTGATCTGTGTGCCATTAACATATACAACACCTGCTGCTGTAATGGTAATAGGTCCACCGCCCGTGTTGATTGTTATGGAGCTTTCAGCATTAACTATAAAGTTTTTACACTTGACTCTAAAGTCGCCATCAATAGACATTTCAATATTTTTGCCACTTACAGACCAATCATTGGCAAGTACATCGGTCTTTGTTCCATTAACCGTAGTCACCAAAGCACCATCAATATTGCCATTTACATCACCTTTGACTGATGATGTAGATGAACCATTGATGCTTTCAAGCTTGTCCTTTTCGGTATGCAGCTGTCTTACACCGCCGACGCCATCAATTAAATCTCCACCAATACCAATAGTTTTATCAGTACCGATGGCTTCATATGATGACTTGTCAACATTAAAATTATATGTGCCACCAATTTTAATGTCTGCATGCGAATCAACAGTCATTGCAAAGGTGTTCTTGAAATAATTATATACTTTTTCAACCACTGTCTGCACCCAGCGTCCGGACTTTTCAATTTCCACATATGTACCGGTAGTGTGTGAAACTTTTAAGCTTTCATTACCAGGAGCATCATTAATATGAAATTCATGGCCGCTTCTAGTTACTGTAGCTTGATTATATGGGTATGTGGTTGAGAAATTAGATTCTGGGTGGCGTCTATTTGTATCTGACATAAATTATAGCCTTCTGAACGCATTTTCCATTCTTGCTCTTCTAGTTGCAAGAACTGTTTGCGCTTCTGTAAAACGATTCATTGATTGTTGTATTGCTCCAGAACTTGGTAGTATTGAAGCTGAAATATTAGAATTAAATACTCCAGTAACTGTAGAATATAGAGACGGCAATAGTTTAGCAGCTAGTAATAAGTTCTGTGCTGGGCTATTGGTACCAACAGATCTCAATAATGCCGATGCTTGACCTAAGCCGGTCGCCTGTGTTAATATGCTTTGTAGGCTCGATGTGTTTAAATTACCAGTACGCACAGCTTTGGTTAATTCACCCTGTAGATATTTAGATACATCATAGCTGCTGTGTTGTGCAGCAGAGATGTAATTTGGCTGACCGTTACGAGCTGTAAAAACTGGATCACCCTCGCCGCTAGAATCAGTCCAACGAATATAGCCTGGATATGGATCGCTATCATATGGATAGTATTCTTGTACGTATCCTACTGGGGGACTAATAACTACCGATACTGGAGCAAATGAAGCCGTAATACCACGTGACAATATATCATCCGATTCTTTTCCAATTACAGCTCGAATATTATTTGAAGCATTGCCAACTTTAGCAGCAGCAGTTTTAATCTGTGATACTGATTTAGCCAATGCTTGTGTGCCAGATGAAATAGAACTCAAAGCAGCAGGCGCTGCACAGAGTCCGCCAGATTGCAATGCATTAAAGGCGTCGGTAAAATTATCAAGCGCACCTGCTGCACTATCAATAGCACTCAATACGGTATTTATTCCTAACTGATCTATTATGGATAGTAATGTTCTAGTAACTGCATCAGTTAGCATGTTAATAAAGCCAGAAGATATAGAGCCAAGATTAATAGAAAGACTTATTTGAGTAGCACCTGTTTGAAGACACGGTAAAGCTGATAAAGAACTTGATGGATCAATACTCTGAAGTATTTCTAAAATATCTGTTTGATTGGCATCAGCTGACGCTGTTGTAGGAAGTGTTGCAAATTGCATGCCTTCTTCTACAGCAGAAGTAATCACAATACCATTGCCCAATTCAATAGCATCAATGTCTGATGCATTTGAGTCTATGGCATCAATTGCAATTCTAGATGGAGCAAGACTACTGTATGGATTACTTGTATTATTCTGTGTTGCTCCAGGTATACTACCCAATGCTGTATTGACTGATGGTGCACCGCCCTCAGTCTGTCCAGGTATTGGTGCTCCAGCACGTCCGACAGTGCCCATGATTAGTGGGTATTGATGATCGTTATCAAGCCAGTTTCCGTATACTCTAGAACCTACTATGAGACCTACAGGAGCGGTACCAATTCTTCCGCGGGCTGCAGATGTTATGGGTTGCAGTACTTGTGCCCACGGTAGATCTGCATCTGGAATATTAGCAACATCATCGTGTCTACCAAATACACGAACTTGTACACGACCGCTTTGGTGCGGATCCATTACATTGACTACTATACCGATCCATGTTTGTACTCGGCTTCCAAAATCTCTTTCAGTCATCAGACTGTTTCCTCATATCTACCCTTAATAGCTTCAATGATACATGTATATCTTGGCTTGTCCATAGCTTCAGCAATTCGGTGATGTACACGCGTAATGAGAAACTTGCCAGTGATTAATGGATCTTCTGCTGATGCACCGGTAAATGCTTGCCTGTTGGGCAACTGACAGTTAATGGTTACACCAGCAGTTAATATAGTATCGCCGATTACTTTAATCTTTATTGAGTTCTGCATCATAGATGCCATGTATGCTTGAAGATTAGGTGTTGCTTCCGGAATATGAGTTTCCGGCCTTTGTGAATTATCAACCGGGATCATTGCCTGTGGTGGAATATTTGCGTTAAAATATCTATTTCTAAACGATGATGAGTTCATAGTACCAGTACCGCCATCATTGAAAGCAGAATCATCGGTCTGCACGTTACGTGTCTCAAATTCCCATGTAGTAAAATTGAATGTGGTCACTCTTCGTGGCCCACCATGAGCAATTCTGTCTGTCGAGCTGAACTGATTTGGAATTTTGAATGAAATGATATTATCATCAGCTCTAGCCAATGAATTGATATTAATAGCATCAGACATCTGAAAGTCTTTTACTGGTGAGCCGGTAAACATCTTCTCCATAGTAACAAAATTAAATGTCTGCTGCTCATTAGTTCTATTTTCAAAGAACATATACAATGACGCATCTTGCTCAGCCGACACAGAGCGCCGCTTAATAAGATTAATAGCTTCATAGGGGCCTTTATGTGGTATAACAATACGCTGCGGGAGGCGAGTTGGCTCTACAACAATCGGCTTAACACTTTTTAGATAATTTGTGTGTATATCCTCAATCATCTCGGAGCAAAGCTGATTGTAACTCTTTTGAACAAAATTGGTCTTAGCAAACATTGCTTCTTCAGATACACACTGTAATGTATACATCTTACCTTTTTGTGCACCAACATTTTCTAACTCAGATAGTTTATGCAAGGCAAAGTTGTATTTTGCTCTTTCACTACCTAGAACATAAAGCTCCATGTATACAAGCTCATCACCCGACAATCTTAGCTGACCGAGCTGGTCATTCATGTCGATGACCTTGATATCACATACAATGCCGGGTGTGAATATGCTCTCGTAGATGGAAGTACTAACCAAAGAATTCAGTAGTCGTGTAGATCCACGCTCAGAATATATGATTAATTCTGAAATTTCTACATCACCAAGACGATATGTTGTATTTGTCATTATTATAATTATCTCAATAGTTGCTTAAGCTGTTTAGATACAGTACTGGAGTATTCATTCTTCAGTACCAGTATTGATTTATTTTGTTCGTTTAGTTCATCTTCATAATCGTAGTATGTAACAGGGCTCCAGAATGATGCCTCGTTGGCAGGTATTGACAATATCGAGCTATTGACTGCAGTAAATGCAGTATTTGTTTTACTATCTCGCCCATAGAGATAACTTGATCCAATAGTGCCCGTAGTTACCACACCAGCCATATGCTGCAGTATTGTAGTTGTTGTGTTTGCAAATGTTACTTGACCAGTACCTTTTTGATTTGCATTGAAGACTACATCAACAATCTCATCGGTTTCAAAAGACGAACCATTGGCAACAGCATAGCTTACTATCTGATTTGTAGTAACGGTCCAATCTTCTTTTCTTCTTGTATACTCAGTAGGATTATTGACTATTTCTCCATTGATGGGAACCGGTTCATAATATTTGGTATGATTCGGTGACAATATACTATAAGCACTTGCGCTGATCGTTGGGGTTTGATCACTATACCAGTTATTTCTATAGAACTTGGTTCTTGTCATTGCTTTGGCCAACGATTCATACTTTTTGGTAATGAAGTCTTGCAGCGTAGCTTGATCCATATACCAGTCATAGTATGGATCAATTACCTTATTTGATAGATAAAGCAACCACGACATATATTCATCGCCATAGTAGCGGCCGGCAATACCATCGGGACGCTCTGACTGTGCTATGTCATATGGATAATAGAACAGAGGATTATTGTAGACAGAGTTAACAAAAGTTGTTCTCTGAGTTATGTTTTTAGCAATAGTATTAGCATAGCTTATTGAGCTAAATTTCTCGAAGTATCTTTCCATCAGATTAAGATCTCGGTGCTAGGTTTGGTTGATTGACACTAGATACTGGCTGTGGTACACCTCTTGGTGTTCTAAAGTAGTCTGCTTTTGTCCATAGTTCAATTTCTTGTAACTCTATAGATAATCCTATGGCTGTTGGCGCTCTAGAGCCTCTATAAAAAGATGGACCTGCTGGTGCATAGTCAACAGATACATTTTTAACTACACAGGGTTTAAACTTATAAAGATATTCATCATTAGGAAAAATTCGTATCTCTAGTATTTCAGGATAAGTGAAGAAAGAGCCAGTGGCGCTGAGAGCCGGAGAGCTATGATATTTAAATATTCTAATTATTCTTTCTAATATATCGCTTTCGGGCTTATTGTTCGGCGTGAACTTCCATGAAAATGAATGAGTTTTAAATTCTGGTGTCTTAAAGGTTGTTGTTTGATAAGGATTAACAGCCAACCCTGTAGCTGATGTTAATGCTCCCTGGGCCCGCGAGGGTAGCGCTGACACTGCTTCTGCGCCAACAGCGGCGCCAAAATTATACAAATTTGGTAATGCGCCTGTTTGGCGATTAAATCCTGCTGATGCCACAGCCTCTGCCGCCATGCCATAAACTGGTCCAAGACTTTCGGTGCTATAAGTCACTGATGTAGTATCAACAAGTTTAGAAGGTATTGGCAACCTTATACTGTTTAGAGGATTATAAAAAGGCTGCTCGCGAATTGATCTTCTTGTATATTCAGAGAAACGCATATGAATATATGCATCGGATATATCAGCTGGGAATGTTAGATTTTGATCAGCTGCAATATACCTGCCTCGATCTCCATATACTGCTGCGGCATCACCTACTGCAAAAAGTGCAGCCGCCCGAAGGCCGACGCCGACAAGTGCTCCTGACATATTACTTCCTTCAAATAAATAGAGTTTGACTTATTTATTGAGAGTCCAAAGTGATGGCTAAATATTATCAAGGTATGTTTAAACCAAAAAACCCCGCTAAGTACAGAGGAGACGTCAGTAGCATAACGTATCGTTCAAGCTGGGAGCTTCGGCTCATGAGTCACTTTGACTTACATCCAAATGTTATTTGGTGGTCTTCAGAAGAAAAGGCCATACCTTATATATCCCCTGTTGACGGCAGACCCCATCGTTACTTTCCCGATTTTATTATATGTACACAAAATACTGCCGGCAAGCAACAAACCATTATGATAGAAGTTAAGCCTCTCAAGCAAACAATGGAGCCAACTAAGACGGACAAGATAAATAAGAAGTATATTAATGAAGTATATACTTGGGGCGTCAATAGCAGTAAATGGAATGCCGCCAAAGAGTACTGCAAAGATAGAGGCTGGACTTTTCAAATTATGACTGAAAAGGAGATATTCGGTAAGTGACCTCATACATATTTCAGCGCATAGCCAAACTAGGTAAGGCTGAAGGAATTGATCAAACTATTCGGCAAAGAGATGCAAGAACTTGGTTTCGTACCCGAGCATTGGCGATTACATCCGTCAACCGCCAGAAGCTCATGCAAGATCCTGATGCAGATAATCTGGCTAATATAATTGACGAAAATTCCATTGGGAGCATGTATTCATTTTTCTATAATCCAAAGCATAAGAAAACTCTACCTTACTATGATTTGTTCCCTCTTATATTTGTAATAGGTCTAAAGCCAGACGGTTTTCTAGGAATTAATCTTCACTATCTACCACCAGTGCTAAGAGCAAAGTTAATGGATCAGTTGTATGCTATTACCAATAATAAGAAATTTGACTCTACTACAAAGCTTAAAGTAAGTTATGAGTTATTAAACAAGGCTGCAAGATTTAGATATTTTGCTCCGTGTGTAAAGCATTACTTGTTTGATCATGTACAGTCAAAATTTTTAAATATAGAACCTTCGTTCTGGGATGTAGCACTCATGCTTCCGACCGAAAAGTTTGTCAAGACAGACAAAGACACTGTGTGGAACAAGTCCAGGAGTCAAGTAGTCTAATGGCATTCAATATACAAAATTTTACATCTAATGTAAATAGATATGGCGTACTTCAAACAAATAGATATGAAGTTGTATTTTCGCCACCTGCAGGACTAGCTAGTTCTTTCGGCAGAGATACATCAGAACTACTGACATACCGTGCAGATAGTGTTAAGATGCCAGGAGTTAATTTTGCTAATTATGAAACTAGAAGATATGGCGTAGGTAATGTCGTCAAATCTCCTACAAATGTACAATTTTCTGATATTGATATATCTTTTATAGAAGCAGAAAATCAAGAAGTCTTTGATCTTTTCTATAAGTGGTCCAATTTAATTGTTAACTACGGCGATCCTATCGCTGGAGTTCCTGTTTCAGAAGTCCCTGGATTATTGAGACAATTATATGCAACAAATTATAAGGATACTATTGTTTCAAAGATTGTTGAAATAAAAATATTCAACAATAGAGGTACTAATAAATCTGTAGGTAATACTCCGCCTCCAGTAATACCTACCGGTATAATAGAACTGATAGATGCATTTCCTATCTCAGTAACGGATAATGCTCTGTCTTGGAGTAATAACAATAATCTATTTAAAGTTAATGTGCAGTTTGCATTTAATCATTGGCGCTTTAAGCGAGCATAGTGGAGAACTAATATAATGGCACTACCTAAAGTAAAGCATTCTATTCACGAATTCAAAATACCTTCTACCTCAAAGAAGCAAACATTCAGACAATTCTTGGTGAGAGAAGAAAAGATTCTTCTTATGGCCAAGTCATCTGAAGATTCTGCTGATATCTTTAGAGCCATGAAGCAAATAGTAAACAACTGCTGTATGGATGATTCGTTTGATATTGATAAGCTTTCTGTATTTGATCTAGAATATCTGTTCCTAAAGCTACGATCAATATCAGTCAGCAACATTGTGAAGGTATCTTATAGAGATAACGATGATGAAAGGATCTATGATTTCGAAATTGATCTAGATAAGATTGAAGTAGAATTTCCGGAAAATGTAGAAAAGGTAATTAAGATCACTGATTCCATGGGTATTGTAATGAAGTGGCCTGCTGCATCTATTTTTGATGATAAGGACTATTTTAAGACTAATTCTGCATATTATGAACTGATACTAAGATGTATTGATAAGATCTATGATGGCGAAGACATCTACGAGGCTTCGGATTATTCAAATAAGGATGTAGAAGAATTCTTGGATGATTGTAACGTTGCAACACTAGAAAAAATTCAGGCCTTTATGTCTAATACACCCCGACTTTACCATAAGCTTGAATACAAGAATTCAAACGGCAAAGATCGTGTCATTGAACTAACGAGTCTGACTGATTTTTTTACATTGGGCTGAATCACAATACTCTAGAGAACTACTATCAAATGTTGTTCTCTTTGATTCAGCATCACAAGTATTCAATAGCTGAAGTCGAAGACCTTATACCATTTGAACGCGACATCTTTGTACAGATGCTTTTACAATTCCTTCAGGAACTTAAAGAGCAGCGCGAAAAAAATGGCAAATAATGTTGAAGAAAATTGGATTAAATCTTATTGGAGGCCAGCTATGGGTTGGCTTTATATGTTGATATGCTTTGTCGACTTTGTTCTTTATCCTGTATTGACCATGGCCATGCCAGTATTTCTACATGCTTTTGGTGTAGAAAATGTTAGCTACATGCCATGGAGCAGTATTACCTTGACTAATGGTGGTCTCATACACATTTCATTTGGTGCTATTCTAGGCATCACTGCATGGACTCGTGGACTCGAGAAAGTTAGAAGAAATAGAAGTGTGGATGAAAGAGATAACATAGCATGAAAGAACTACCAAAGCAGCCAAATGAGCAAAAAGTTGGAAGTTCTCGTGCTGCAATAGAGCGCAATCCTTCTCTTGCCGCTGTTAATAGATTAAAATCTGTCATGAGATCGTTTAAACAAGTCACTAACGATGATGCTATATCTGCGCAAAGATCTAATCTGTTGCAACAGAGTGGGCAGACTAAAACAGCTGATCTTTTGAGTGGGATGAATATAACATCTGACCAATTGGTCATTGGCGCTGAGCAACAAAATAAACTTCTTAGAGATATTATTAAACTGTTTGATACGTCTAGCAGTAATACTGGTGTTCCAGATTTTGATCTGGGCGGCCGCCGCAGAAGGGATGCCAGATCTTCTGGTCAGCGTCGCAATCGTAGTGCACTAAGAAGATTCAGTCCTCGCTTCATCAGAAGAGATGCTCGTAGAATCCAGAGAGCTGTTAGTGGAAAAATAGGAACACTCAGGCGGCATATAACAACATTGACCGCACCTCGTGCTGCAGCACCAGGCCTGTCGTTAGCGGCATCAACACCAAGACCACCAGTAGCACCTGAAGCGCCAAGAGTACCGGCAAGACCACCAGTAGCACCTGAAGTACAAGCAAGACAAGTAGCACCTGAAGTACAAGCAAGACCACCAGTAGCACCTGAAGTACAAGCAAGACCAGTAGCACCTGAAGCGCCAAGAGTACCGGCAAGACCACCAGTAGCACCTGAAGTACAAGCAAGACAAGTAGCACCTGAAGTACAAGCAAGACCACCAGTAGCACCTGAAGTACCAAGAGTACCTGAAGTACCAAGAGTACCGGCAAGACCACCAGTAGCACCTGAAGTACAAGCAAGACAAGTAGCACCTGAAGTACAAGCAAGACCACCAGTAGCACCTGAAGTACCAAGAGTACCTGAAGTACCAAGAGTACCTGCAAGACCACCAGTAGCACCTGAAGTACAAGCAAGACAAGTAGCACCTGAAGCGCCAAGAGTACCGGCAAGACCACCAGTAGCACCTGAAGTACAAGCAAGACAAGTAGCACCTGAAGTACAAGCAAGACCACCAGTAGCACCTGAAGTACCAAGAGTACCTGAAGTACCAAGAGTACCTGAAGTACAAGCAAGACCTGTAGTAGCACCTGAAGTACCAAGAGTACCTGAAGTACCAAGAGTACCTGAAGTACCAAGAGTACCTGAAGTACCAAGAGTACCTGAAGTACCAAGAGTACCTGAAGTACAAGCAAGACCAGTAGCAGAAGCAACAAGACCAGTAGCACCAGAGATACCAAGAGCACCAGTAGCACCTGAAGTACCAAGAGCACCAGTAGCACCTGAAGTACCAAGAGTACCTGAAGTACCGGCAAGACCAGATGCACAAAGAGTAACAGCACCGTCAGTAGAATCTTCTGCAACGCCTAGACAAACTGGAAGAGGACTCACAGCATCAAGATTGCAAGCAGCTGGATTAGGTGCAATATTCACTGCAATTGATGGGCTTATGCTTGTTACTGAATTGGATCAGATTGAGTACGAATACTCAACAAACCAGATCAATCAAGAAGAATATAAGAAAAAATACAGCGCTGCTTTTGGTTCTTTTCTAGGATCCACAGCAGGAGCTGCTGCATTGGGTGCAATCGGAGTTGCAATCGGTGCACCGATGTTTGGTATCGGATCCCTTGTATTAGGAACCATAGGTGGTGTTGTTGGTTCTTTTGCAGGATCACAAGTTGGAGCATGGATAGGTGAAACGGTTGCATCCAGCGTACTAAACGATAGTCCTCCTAGAGCTCCTAGTACTAGGGATATGACAACACGTGATCAAGAAGAAATAAGAAATTTACTAGCAGATCAACAATTCAGAAGCTCTGTTGATCCAAACATTGTAGCAGTGCTAGAGATTATTTCTGATGAATCTCAAATTAATCTGAGAAATAGAACAAGTGCACGTGGTGCCAAAAATATTCTCAATAATCTTGTACAAGAAAATCAAGCAGCATTTGCACAAGCTTATAGAAGAAGAGAACAACAACCTTCAGCAGCTACACCAGTACCTGCAACACCAGTAACACCAGTACCTGCAACACCAGTAACACCAGTACCTGCAACACCAGCAACACCAGTTATACCACCAGTACCTGCAACACCAGCAGTAGCACAGCAGATACAACCAATAACTCAACAAGATAATGAAGTTATAAGAACTCCTGGTGAAAGTACACGTGATTATAATCGCAGAGTTAGAGAAGATCAACGAAGAAGATTGGCTGTTACTAGTTCAATTGTTCAGCCGTCATCACCTACACCAGCTTCTTCAGAAGTGTCTGCTGCTACTCCAGTTGCAACAGAAAGTACTAGACCAAGAACAATAGCTGATGCAGAACGAGTATGGCCAACAGGTCATGTAGAAGATCTCAGAGGCCTGGTTCGTAGCCGACTGAACATGGCCAGACAGCCTGAGCGCTTTGAAGAAGTTATGGAAGCCATGATTGGACTTCTCCCTAATGGATTAGCAAGAAGTAGTTTTCTTAATGAAAGCTTGCTTAGGGATTATCTGAGAGCCAACCCTGGCAAACGCATTGAAGCAAATAGCTTAATGGATAAAGCAGGCCAAGCAATAATTCAGGGCGGGCAAGAAACACAAGAATTGCTTAATAATGTACCAACCCCAGATAATACTAGATCTGAACTAGAAACTCGCTTGTCAGCATCACTGCTTGATGACGAACAAGGCCCAGCAAAAGATGCTATTGCTGTGGGTAAAAACTCTGCTATAGGTATCGATGATAGTGATGCACGCACACATTCAAGCGATCTGCCTTATCCAGAAAACCTAATTGACATGTTGTCTAGAACCGAATTCAATGAATTGGCTATTGAGGCGGAAGATATTATATTTGATGGTGAAGTAAATGTTATAAGAGAAGATGCACCAACATTTGGTGCAGCCCCAACACAGCAGCCATTGCCATCTACTAATACTAATGATTCATCATACGCTACACCTATTTCCTCTAGTACTTCAAGTTCAACATCAGCATCGACATCAGCAAATCTTGCATCGACCCCGCCAACAACAGCCATGGCCACACCAAGCACATCTACTGCTGGTGCGCCAGCATCAATGCCAAGCGCTACGCCAGTGGCTGGGGAGATGGCAATGCCTTCTCTTTCTACAACCACTGCTATGCCTACTGCAGCTGCTTCTTCTGGTTCATCTTCAGAAAGTACTTCTAGTCAAGGACAAATAACAGAAGTTGTTCAAGCAGGTGCAGGTTTTACAGTGGTTCGTTATTCTGATGGCCGTGTTGAAAGAAGAACAGGTGCTAGAAACTGGCGAAACAATAACCCAGGTAACATAGAATTTGGTGATTTTTCTAGACGATTTGGTGCCATTGGCACTGATGGTAGATTTGCAATCTTCCCGTCTTATCAAGCAGGAAAAGCAGCAAAGGAAGCATTAATTTTTGAAGGCAGAAATTATCGTGACCTCAATATAGGACAAGCAATAACACGATACGCCCCGCCATCAGAAAACAATACAGCTGCATATATTAACTCGGTAGTACAAGCCACTGGTGCAACACCTAGCACACCAATGCAATCTTTGACTTCTGCTCAGCGTACAAGCATGTTAAATGCTATGGAGCGTGTAGAAGGATTTAGAGTCGGAAGAGTTGAGGTATTACAACAACCTTCGACAGCTACAGCTGCAGCTATTCCAACTGCTCCTTCGGTCCCAGCGGCTTCCGATGGTCTAGCTCTCAATACAGCTGGAACGGAAGCAGCAGTCAGTGACCAAGCACGTTTAAGAAATAGTGGCGCCGCACCTTCTGTAATTGTAACTCCTCCCAATGTCAATGCTCCAGCTTCCAATATACCACAATCTAGAACAGCAATGGGTGAAGTACCGTTAAATAAAAGATTAGAAGCACAGGTATTGTAAAATGTCAGATACTAACGAAACAAAAAAGATAAACGATAGAAGAAGTAACATGGGCTTGCCGCCCATGACGGCACGTGCATCTAAATCAACAAGACAGCTAACTACTGAGGATGTTCGTGAATATCTTGACGAGCTAAAGGCTATTGCCGAAAAGTTATTCCCCAATCAATCTGACAGAGATACATACGTAACAAATGCTAGAGATAGAGTTAAAAAGGAACTCCTAGCCGAGAAAGTACAGTTGACTGATGATGATCAAGTTCTTATTCTTGACAAGATCACAGGTAAAGTAAAGACTGCCAAAGTTGATATTATCAAGTCTAAGCAGACTGATGAGCCCAAGCAAACATCAAAAGACTTCTTTAAAGAAAAGAACAAAGATTCTCCTGAATCTGTAAAGCTTCTCGTTGACTTTATCAAGAACGATAAAGCAAAATCAAATAGAGATAGAATTGTAGACAATAATAGAACTGCTAGAAATATAGACAAGCTGGATATGCTTTCTGTATCATTTGATTCTCTTTTGGATAAACAGCAAACTACTATAAAGTTACTAGGTGAATTAAAAAATAAAATCAAAGATTCATCTATAACTGGTGGAGGAAGTGGTAGTGGCCGTAATGGTGGCAACAATCGCAGTGGTGGTATTCTTGGTGGTCTTAATAGCCTAATACCAACAAATTGGAGGAGTCATGCAATTGGTCTCTCTCTACTAGCGGGAATTGGAGCAGCACGAGCTGTTGGCAATATTGTAGGAGGGGAAACAAGCCCTTCTTCAACACCAGCTATACCACAAGTACAATCTCAAAATCCGCAAAGAGAATCAAATCAGCAAGTAGAAATTGCACGTGAGGGAGAGACTGAAGATCAAGTATATGAAAGACTGATACAGCGCTATCCTACTTCTTTTAGGGATGATGTGAACGTTCAGAATGATATTCGCGCCGAAGCCTCGGCGATGATACAGCAAAGAGATAGACAGCAAACAAGAGAACAACCTGTCAGTACTCCAGGTAATAATGCTAATGCTCCAGCCGCCGCACCTACAACTTCTACTTTGCCATCTAGAACTCAAGTCACAGCAGCTGCAATACCTCCGCCCCCGCCTGCTGCTCCAGCAGCCACTCCCGTACCACAAGCTCAAAGTACAAGACCAGAAAATGGAAGTTTTCGCAGTGCTGGGACAGGCGGTAATCTTTCTGTAGAATACAAAAGAACTGCCGATGGAAAGCACTATATTAATAGTAGAGAAGTAGATGCTCAAACATACAATCGGTTTATACAATTAACTGGTGGTTCTGATCCTAGGCGTGATCCAAGGTATCAGCAATACATTAGAGAAAATATTGCACGCGGTGATGATTTTGCTCCTGAAATGGAAGCAGAACGCCGTATTAGAGCTGAAGATAGAGCAGAGTTATCTAATCTTGTACGTACAATTGAGTTGCAGCCACAGGTATCCATACCAACTCCTACTGCATCACAAGTACCACAGCCAACCCCTACATCGACACCAGATGCAGTTCCATCATCTGTTGTTACGCCGCGCATAAGCTCTGGTACGCAGCCTAGAATTACCGGTAGACGTAGACCACAAGCTACTTCTACCACAAGTGAAGCAGCTGCAGCTATGGTTGCTACTCCGGATGATGCTGACGTTGATGCTCTAGGATTACGTCCAGAATCTACACAACAACCAATAAATTCTACAGAACCGCAAATACCAGAAGACGCAACACCAGTTAGATTAGATGGTCGAGTTGTTGGCTATATGCCTGCAGGTGGAGGGCCTACAATAACGTTTGCGGATAACAATCGTCAAGCGCTTG